CGGCCCGCTACCGCAGATGTCATAGACGGTGATCGCGTCGCCTGCTCCGGGCGTCCAGACCGGGTCGTTCCACTCGCAGATCTGGGCCCCGGCGCTACCGAACTGCGGCAGGTTCTCGTTGAGGTAGCAGACGGCCAGGCCGGCGGTCGACAGCGCGGCCACGTACCAGACGAAACCGTTGTGGTGCAGTAACACCCAATCGTTGTTCGCCAGGCTGCTGCCATAGTTGAAGGCCTGGATCGTTTCGCCGCTGTTGGCGCTTTCCTCGCCCCCCGGGTGCCCCTGCCACACGGCGAAAGTCCCTTGCGTCTCGGTGGTGACAGGGCCGACGGCCCGGGCGAGCTTCGGCATCCGCGGCTTTGTTCTGCCAGGTCGGCGCTGCGCGACTCCGTCGCCGGCGTCGCCGGAATCGTTCCGCAGATGTGCGGCGATCTTCCGCGCGCTGCCGCGCGTGAAGTTGACCGGACCTCGGTCCCCCGATACTGGCATGCTGCCCCAGCCCTTCGCTGCGCTTACACCGGCTGCTCTTCGACGTGCACGTTCACCAGCACGCCTTGCCCCTGGCTGCCGGTCGAGCCGCTGGCGGCGATGACCACCTCGAGCGTGTCGCCGTCGACGGCGTTGGGCAGGGTGATCGCGGCGACGTAGACCGTGCGGCTGACCGAGGCCTGGTCGACGGTGATCACCGCCGACAGAATGCTCGCGAAGCCGGCGCCGGCGTTGCCGCGCTTGACGTCGACAGTGAACAGCTTGTTGCCGCCGGTCGGCGCCACGATCGGCACGATTTCGACGGCGACGATCGAGCCCGCCGCACGAAAGGTGTGGACCGGCATCGTTTCGCTGACGACGTCGGTCCCCGCCTTTTGGGCGTGCGTGGCGTGGTAACGATGCACGAGCTTGCTGGCCGCGATCGCCGCGTCCGACAAGATCATCGAGTCGCCGATGCACGGGCTCGTCGCCCGAATCGTCTTGCAGCTCACATTGGGCGAATAGAGGTCGTCAGTAAAACTGGTCTGGCTCATGCGGCTACCCCGGTTATGTTCAATGGCGCCAGCGGCGCCTCGTCGTACACTTCGAACGTTTGTGTGTGCCCGGGCGCGCCGGCCGCCTTGATGGCATTGCCAGCGGCGTCGAGCTTCCAGGGCTCGCTCGGCTGGTTACCGTGCTCGTCGAGGATCTCTTTGCCGGTGGCGTCTTTGAACCCCTGGCTCATGACCTTCCGCCGCCAGCCTTTTTTCCGAAACGACATGCGGTAGGTGACCACCCAGAACTTGACTCCCTCCTCGAACGCGCGGCGGGCGTTGATATCCAACACACGCCAGGTGTAGGCCGCTTCTCCTAGGAACTCATCGGTGTTGATGACGTCTTCGTAGGCCCGGGCCTGGGCGTCGTCGTACGTCGCCTCGTTGCGCGTGTAGACCACAGTGCGGAGCTTGTAGTCGCGCATCAACGACGGTTCGTACGGCTGGCCTGCCGTGTTCAGTATCGGGTCGCCGTGGCGATCGAGATCGGCGACTTCCTCGAGCCGCTCCCCCTCCCACGACACCTCCGGGGGGCGATCGAGCGGATTCTGCTTCTGCTGCTCCTTATCGAGGTGCCGAGTCGAATAATCGACATCGATGTCCCACACGTTGGTCCCCACCCGCGGCTTGAAGTCGCGCTTCGTGCATAGCGCGCCGTAGTCGAACTCGGTCCCTGCGATGTTGGAGAACGGCGCGAAGAGCTGCGGCACTCCAGGGAGGAGCATCATGCCGATAATGCCGATCGCTGCGCCCTCGGTATCGACCATCAGCCGGCGCTTGTACGTGCGACCGAGGTGCTCCTGCACATCGCCGCCGGTTGGAGAACCCGGATGTTCCGTCACGATAGCCATCAGAGCAGCTCCACCGTGAGTGGCACGGAGACGCGCTCCAGCTCGGTGACGATCTTCTGCGTCTCCTTGAGCGCGTCTCTTTCGACTTTAAGGGTCTCCTTGGCGAGGTTGTCGCTGCTGCCGCGGATCAGGGCCGCATACCATTCGCTGCTACCAATTTCAGCGGCGCCGGCAAACGTCTTCTCCCCCTTCTTGCCGCCGCCGGCCAGGTCGGCCGCGGCCGCCGCGCGCGCGCGATCGAACGTCGACCAGTCGATCGCCCCGACGTTGAGCAAGCGCTCGTAGTCGGCGATCAGCGCCTCGAACGCCTCCTGCGGCGTGCGCATGCCCTCGATCAGCGCCTTGGCCTCGCGATCCTGCTGCTCCTGCGCTTGCTTCGCCTTGCGCTGCGCATCCTGTTCGGCTTTCTGCCGCTCTTTGAAGGCGGGATCGCTCTCCTCGTATTCCTTCTTCGCGTTGTCGCGGGCGCGGGTGTAATCTGCGATCCCGATCTTCTCGGCCTCGAGCAGCATGGTGATCCGCTCGAGCTCGGCAGCGTATTTCTCTTGCGGCGTCCGCATCTCGTCGTGGATGCGCTGCCCTTCTGTCGCGAGCCGCTCGTCCTCCTTGGCGGCAGCCGCCTCGCGCGCCTGCGCGGCGAAGTCGGGGACGTCGTCGGGTTTGACCTTGTTCTTATCCTTCGCGTCCTGGTAGCGGTTGAAGCGCTCGAGATGAGCGTCGACCACGCCGGTTAGCGCGTTCGCGCCGATGAAGAATGATGCGATCCAGCCCGCGTCCTGCTTGGGTCGCGCGAGTGCGTCCATGAGGGCGCTGACCCAGGGCTTGGCGACACGGGCGCCTTCGCCGATGATTTCGAACACGGTGGCGAGTCGATCGAGATTGTCTGCGACAGCGAGCTCGTCGTTGAGGATTTCACCGATTTCGCGGGCGAACTCCGTCACGGCATCCTTCAAAGTCGACCAGCGACCGATCACCGTCTGCGACTGGGCTTCGGTCAGACCGGCGAAGCGGCCCCCTGCGTCGGTCAGATCGATCAGCGCTTGCTGCAGGTGACCGAAGTAGATCTGCCCGTCTTCGACCATCGCCTTGATTTGCGGCGTCGTCGTGCCGAACATCTTGGCGAACTCGTCGAGCAGCGGGATGCCGCGCCCCATGAATTCGTTGAGGTCGCGCGTGTAGAGCCGCTGCTGGGCCCGGTTACGGCCGTAGAGGTCGGCCAGCTCGCCGATCGGGATGTTCAAGCCCGCAGCCAGCTCGCCGAGCATCCGCAACGTGGGGACGAGCTGCTGGGCTTCGATGCCGTAAGCGGCCAGCTGCTTGGCGCCGCCCGCGAGCTCGGGAAACTCGAAGGGGGTCGCATTCGCAAACTGGCGAATGTCCTTGAGCACTGCGTCGGCTGCGCGCGCATCGCCGATGATCACGCGGAAGGCGACTTGCACCTGTTCGAAGTCGGCGGCCATTTTCATGGCGACAACCGAGCCGGCCACCCCCATGGCCGCGATCGCCGCGGTGGCCGCGATCGCCGCGCCGGCGACCACGCCTGCGGCGCTGGCTCCGCCCCCGAGCAGCATGCTGGTGCGACCGAAACCTGCTGCGCTGAGGAATTCGCGCCGGGCCGCGCCTGCCCGCGCCTGCGCGGCGCGATCGCGCTCCAGCGCCGTGATATGTCGGTCGAGTGCCCGGGCGTCGGCGAGCGTGGCGGCGCTGGCGCCGCGCATCTGCATTTCGTAGATACGGGCCTGGCGGCTCGACATCCCGAACGTGGCTGCTTCGATCCGTAGCGAGGAGACCAGGTGGTGGCTATCCGTGGCGAGCTGCTTGGCCGCGGCCGCGGCGGCTTGCTCCCTGGCCCGCTGCTGCTCCAGCAAACCGAGTTGCTGGTCGATGGCTCGCGCCTGGGCGATCGTGGCGGCGCTAGCGCCCCGCTGCTCCATGGCGTAGATCTGCGCCTGGCGGGCCGTCATGCCGAACGTGTCGGCCTGGAGCTTGAGGCTGGCGACGAGCTGGTCGGCCTGCTGCTGCAGCTGCTGCTCGGCCGCGGCGGCTTCGATCGTGGCCGCCCGCTTCCGCTCCAGGGCGGCCAGCGTCTTCTCCAGCGCGGTGGCCGCTTCGAGCGTGCCCTTCATGGCGCCGCGCATCTGCAGCTCGTAGAGCTTGACCTCGCGCGAGGTCATGCCGAGCGTGGCGATTTGCTGGCGCAGCTGAGCGATGAAGGCGCCGCCGTCGGCATCGGCGATGTCACGCTGCGCCGTCGCGGCCCGCTGTCGTTCCAGCATGGCGACATGCTGCTCGACTGCTTTCGCCTGGGCGATCGTAGCGGCGCTGGCGCCGCGCATCTGCAGCTCGTAGAGCTTGACCTCGCGGGCCGAACGACCGTAGGTGGCTGCCTGCACCTGCAGGCCGCGGGTGAAGGTGAGCGTCTCCTTCTCCGCTTGGCGCATGCCGCGGCTGAACTGGTCGTGATCGAGCGCCAGAAAGGCGTTGATTGTTCCGGCGGGCGCTCCCATCGCTTATCGGTTCTCCTCCGCCCTGTCGGCGGTGTCGGCGGCCTCAAGTAAGATCGCCTGCTCCGCCAGAATGGCCTTGATCGCCTGCCACTTGCGCCGCTTTCGTTTCCGCCGCGGCGGCCGCACGGGCAAGAAGTCGTCGACCGTGCGTGGGTGTATATCGGGCCCCTTGTGCGCGTTGAAGGTCAACATCGCCAGCAGCGCCGTCTGGCGCCACTCGTCGCCGAACGGTTGGTGAGAATTGAAGCACACCCAAGCGTGAAACTCGCGCGGGCTGATGTACCGCTTGGCGTGCTTCACGCTCTTATGACCCAGCGCGAGCGTCAGCTTGTGCCAGAACTGCTCGGCTGGGTCTGCTAGTTTTTTTCGATTTCCGCCAGCTCTGCGGCCGTCAAGTAATTCAGGCGCTGCGCGGTGCGGCCCAGCCTCCCGACGCTTTTCGCGTTCTTGCGGCGCAGGCGCTCGACGTCGCCGTCCTCAAAGAACCGATTGCCGTGCTCGTCGAACGTGCAAGCGATCACCATCAACGCCGTGCGGTGATTGTCGTCGACGTCCTTGCCCCAGAGCTCTTTGTCAAGCCGTCCCCGCTCGACCGAATCGAGCGTATGGACCCAAAGGTCGCCGCCCCACTCGGGGCAGGAAACCTGCTCGCGCGGCAGATCGTCCGCATCGAGCACCGACTCGCGCGTGAGCGCCATATTGAATGCCCTCCGTTGGTGGTGTCGCCGGCCTGGGCTGCGCTACGCCGCGGGCGACCAGAGCGGCTTACCGCTGCAGACCTTCCACGTGATGTCGTGCAGCATCTTGGTTTTCAGCGGGATCTTTTGCCCGAACTTCTTGAGATAGCACCGGGCCACCCAGGTCGAACCGTCGGGCAGCGTGATCTGGTAGTTTCTTTTAACACGGAAGAGCGCCAAAATGGTGGCCACGTCGCTTTTTTTGTAATTCAGCGTCGTTTGAATTTCGCCGGCCGTCAGCAAGCCCGGCACCCACTCGGTATAGGCGTCTGGGCTGGTGTGGTGCGTGACTTCCTCGTCGTCGCACGTGGGCTCCATCGGCGTCACATCCGCCAACTCGGCGAGCACGGTGAAGACTTCCGGATTCGCACCGTTGCCTATCGCGAAGGTGCAGCCGTAACCGATCGTGTCTTGCGATTCGCTCATCCTACCACCTCACTCAAAAGCTTGGGAGCTCTTCGCGGTGATTGATCACCACGTCGAACATCCGACCATACCTGTCGCGGCGTTTGGCCTCGGGATTGCGCTCGGGGACGCTCCGGGACCCCAACACAAACACGCCACCGATCACCAACCCGTCCCAACTCCCCCTGAAGCCACTTAGTTTTTTGCGGGCGCGCTCGGCCAGCAGGCGACACTCGCGATACGTCCGTGCGAAGCAGGTGATCTGAAACCGCGTTTCGGCGATCCCGCTCGCGCCGCGGTGGATCACATCCGCTTCATAGGTGGTTTCCTGGTACACGATCGCTGGAAACGTATCCGCTTCGTTTTCGGGCGGTTGCTCCGGCCAGACCTTCACGCCGGTCGCGGCGCCCAGGTACTTTCCCAACGCCTCTTCGATCAGAGCATTCATCGCCGCCGCGCCTCCGCCTCGATACCGGCGCGTAACACGCTCCGCATGACTTCGGTCGCCTCGCTACGCGTGCTGTCGACCGCCGGCCTGGCCCACGGCTGGGGTGGCACCCACTTGCGCTGCTGCGTGTTGGCGCCACGCGACGAGCCCTTGATCTGCCTCGAGTCGCGTTTGCCGCGGAAGTAACCATATTCCACAAATGAGCCGTAATAACCGTCGCCCTCGTAGTCGCGCGTGCCTGTCCCGATCATGACCGCCGCGCGACCCCGGCGCTTGCGAACCTTGCGGATCGCCAATTGGCTGTCCAAGTTGCCAGAGTCCTTCGCCACGTTCACGTGCATCTGGGCGAGCACCGGTTCGGCGCCCGCCAGGGCCGCTTCCATGGCCAGCGCCGACTCGACCTTTGCGCTCACCTGGTTGAGCAGGGCCAGCAAGTCGTCGAGCCCGTCCATCTTCAGCGATACGACCGGCATGGCTCAGTCAATCGTCTCCGTGCACACCAGCTCGAGCTCTTCGTTGCGCTGGCCGGGATTATCCACGTGGTTGATTTCGAATATGCGACCATCTACCGTCAGCCTGTAGGTGCGATCGACACCGCGGAGGTAGGCCCCATGGATCTTGTGTGTCGCGTTGCCGAGGCTTTGGCCGGCAACCTCGACCTCGCCCCCGGCGATCGACTCAATCTCGACCCACCAGCGGCCGGCGCCGACCCACTGCGTCTCGCGCTCGCCAAAGCTGTTCTGCGGTACCACGACGGGCCGCAGCAGCGTAGCGCGCTTGTTCCGCTTGCCGACGCTCACTCCAGCTCCAGCTCTTCGACGTCGCTGTCGCTCGCGTCGGGTACCATCCGCTCGACCTGGTCAGCGGCCGCGAGCTCGGGCAGCGGCTCGAGCAGATCGAAGTGCCCTGGATGGCTCTCGGTCAGCGCGCGCGCTTCTTCGACGTTTACCGTGATCCCTTTGCCTGGCCAGATCACGCGGCCGGGGTGCGAGATCGCTTTGTGGACGTTGATTTTGGTATCCATGCGTTTCCTAGGGTTGGTCGGTGCCTACGGCACGAGTGCGTCGCTGGCGTAGAGCCGCAGCGAGATATTCGTCGCCGACGTGCCAACACCGACGATCGTGGTCCGCCAGCCGGTCGTGAGATCGCCCATGGGGGCGATACCGCCGGCGGTCCCGGACAAAACGTAAATCGTGCCGACGGTCACCGTGCCGCCGATTGTGATATTGCCCCCCCACTGGATCTTGAGCGGCTGACCGTTCGCCGCGCCGTGCAGCGCGATGCCTACGGCCTGCGCCGCCGCGCTCGAGAGGTTGCAGTCGGCGAGTTTGTATTTGCTATCAGCGGAGTCTAGATACACGGCCTGGCCGGCGGTGATCGTGGCGCCCGCAGTACCGTCGGTCGTGGTCGGGCTGGTGCTCGACACGACGCTCGCCGCGGTGATCGCTAAATCGCTCGCCCACGCCATGGGCGCGTTGAAGACGAGTGCCAAAGCCAGCAACACGATCAGACAACGCTTCATCTTCATCGCGACCCCCAATCAAACATGTCCAACAGCCCTTCGATGTACTCGGGCATGCGGGCCCGATCATCGGTGCCGCGGTGCGCCCACAACCAGGCGATCCGCTGCAGCATGTAATCCTTGATCCCATCCGGCACGTCGCCGGCGTCGCCGTAACCGGCCACGAAGTGGACCGTCACCGCGCCGAGCTGGTACCGCGTACCCGGCCAACATTTGCCGTAGGCAGGCCACATGCGGACCGGGGCACTGCGCAAGTCGACCTGGTAGTCGCTGCCGGCCAGGGTTTGCGTGGCGCCCGCCGTATCGACGTACGTGACCGTGCCTAGCGACTGCACCGGCAGCCGCCGCAGCTCGAGGACCAAATCCTCGTAGGGCTGCATGACGCGGTGCGCATCGGTGGGCACGCACTCCCGCATCGCAAACTGTGCGAGTCGCAGCTCCCAGGTCGCGGTGACCAACTGGCGCTGCAGCCGCGTCTCGACATACTGTCGGGCCGCGGCGATCAACCGATCGAAGACCCGGTCCTCGTCGGTCGCTTTGGGTTGCACGGCCACCGCCGCGGCCCGAC